GACACGAAGACCATTCCGAGTGCTCGCGTCATGTACATCGGTTCCGAGCTGCTGCCGACCGTCAAGGCGATGAAGGATCTGCACAACAACCCTGCCTTCATCTCGGTCGAGAAGTACGCTGCTGGTGGTAACACCGTTACTGGCGAAGTTGGTGCCATCGATCAGTTCCGTCTGGTCGTGGTTCCGGAAATGATGAAGTGGGCTGGTGCCGGTGCCGATGCCACGGGTTCGGCTACCTGCTACGAAACGGGTGGTCGCTTCGACGTTTTCCCGATGCTGGTTGTCGGTGATCAGTCCTTCACCACCATTGGCTTCCAGACCGATGGCAAGTCGGTGAAGTTCGTCATCACCCACAAGAAGCCGGGTGAAGCTACTGCGGATCGCAACGACCCGTATGGTGAAACTGGCTTCATGTCGATCAAGTGGTACTACGGCTTCATGGTCCTGCGCTCGGAGCGTATCGGCCTGATCAAGACCGTGGCGAAGCTGTAATCCCACTGTGAAGTGAACCAAGGAAAGGGAGGCAACTTCCTTTCCTTTACCCCTCTCCCCTGGAGTAAAGAATGTCCGAAATCCAAAATGATGAATCCCTGATCGTCGATGAACTCGCTGCCCTGAAGGCACGTGCCGACATGCTGGGTATTTCCTACCACCCGTCCATTGGCGTGGACAAGCTGCGCGAGAAAGTGAACGCTGCCGTGAATTCCGAAGATCCGGCCAAGGACGATGAATCGGCTGCTGCCGTGGAAGAAGCCAAGGAAACCGAAGCCGCCAAGCGTATTCGCTTGCGTAACGAGGCTGCCCGACTGGTACGTATCCGCCTCGTCTGCATGAACCCGAACAAGAAGGAATGGGACGGCGAGATCATTACGGCGGGCAATGCCGGTGTGGGCACCTACAAGAAGTACATCCCGTTCAATGCCGAAGAAGGTTGGCATGTCCCGAACATCATTTACCAACAGCTGCTGCACCGTGAGTGTCAAATCTTCGTGACGGTACGTGATTCGCGGGGCAACAAAACCCGCGTGGGCAAGATGATCCGCGAGTTCGCTATCGAAGTCCTGCCTCCGCTGACCCAGGAAGAACTGGATGACCTGGCTCACCGCCAGGCCATGGCTAAGGCTATTGATTAACCCCTCTCATTCTGGATAGACCATGGCAGAAGTAGTTCCCCTGAGTGACCTGACCCAATCCACCCTTGAGGGTACAGGTGTCTTTGATGTCCTGATGCGCTCTATGAAGGCGCATCTGGAAGCTGAGTTCCAAAAGGGACGGATCAAGGGTCCGGAGTACGCCACGGTCTATCTGGGATCGCTGGATACGGTCATGCAGACCTCGCTGAACTTCCTGGTTCAGCGCCAGCGTATTGCCCTGGAAGCCGAGCTGATGGCCCAGCAAGTCCTGGTTGCTACGGCAGAAGTTGCCAAAGCAAATGCCCAGGTCGAGCTGGTTCAAGTGGAGCTACTCAAGGCCAATGTGGAAAAGGACATCCTTCTCCTGACCAAGGACAAGGTTCCGGCTGAGATCGCTCATCTGGAAGCCCAGACTGCATTGGTGGGGCAGCAGAAGCTCAACCTTACGACAGAAGCGTTGAATATCCCCAAGCATGGTGCAGTACTCGATGCACAAGCTGAGGTACAGGCAAAGCAGGCACTCCAAGTAGTTGCCGAAACTACCAACTTGAGTAAGCAGGGTGTTTTGTTGGATAAGCAGGCGTTGGATATCGTAGCCAAGACTGCGATGACCGAACAGCAAAAAGCCAACCTGGTGGCCGAAGCACTAAACCTGCCAAAGCAAGGGGAGCTGATTGACGCACAAACTGCTGCGACAACGGCAGATGTGTCCCTGAAGAATAAGCAAGTGGATATTGCTTCTCAGGAGATCCTGGTATCGCAGCAAAAGGTCATCCTTGCTACGCGAGAAGCGGATATTGCTGAGGCTAAACTCGTTAATATTCCGAAGGAAGGTACTCTGCTGGATGCTCAAGCAGAGGTTCAATCCAAGCAGGCACTGCACATCACAGCAGAAACACTGAATGTGCCGAAGCAGGGATTGTTGATTGATGCTCAAGCCGGGGTACAGACCCAACAGAAGCTCAACCTGGTTTCGGAAGAACTTCGGATTGATGCCCAGACTGCTCTGACGACCCAACAAGTCGCCAATGCGGTCATTGAAGGTACGGTCCTAACGGGCCAAAAGTGCAAGCTGGATGCTGAGTACGATCACCTCTTGGGTCAAACCCTGAAGGTGGCGGGCGAGACTTCGCTACTTGCCCAGAAGACCACGACTGAACGTGCTCAAACCAGTGCGGTTGGGGTGGATGCTGACAGTGTGATCGGTAAACAGAAGGCACTCTACGGTGCTCAAACCAGTGGTTTCACTCGGGATGCCGAACAGAAGGCTGCCAAGCTGCTGGTGGATACCTGGAATGTCCGACGAACCACGGATGAAGGTACGGTAGCCGATGCCACCAACAAGCTCTCGGATATCCATGTTGGACGTGCAGTGGACAAGTTGCTGACGGGTGTGGGCGCGTAAACCAGCAAGTGCTTGACCAAGGGGAGCCGAGTGCTCCCCTTTTTTAATAGGAATTTGTATGGGCTTGTTCAGTAAAGAAACCATCGTAACGGTTGCTACCTCAGTCACCCGAGTGCTTGAGGATGATCGCATTCCTAATTCCGTGCGTGCTGGGATGATCCAGGGGCTGCTGAGTGATGATGGGAATCAGCTCACAGAGAATGTGCTTGAACAAGTCACGAATAGCATGGGTATCCTAGCCAATCGGGCTTATCGATATGGCCGGGACAATTACGTGAATGGGCTTCCGGACAGTACTTTCCTACACACTGGACAAGGGGAATCAGTTGCTCGGGCAATCATTGAAACCATTGAGAACAAACAAGTCACCATCGACTATTATCACTTTGGGGCGCTGAATAATCAGCACGTAGGTTGGCAACACCTGGTTACCAATTACGGATATGACCAGGCTACCAATGAACTGACTGGATTGAGTACCCTCAAGGGATTCCCGGTCTATCTGGAGGACTTCCAGGTGGCAGTAAAGGATGCCACCCCGGAGGAGCTTCGTCAGGGTTCCCTGGCTCAATGGGGGCCAGCAGCGACTGAAGGACCAACCCCGTTACGTAAGGTGAAGGTTACCTCAATCATGGGATACGAGATTTTGAGATCCCCCATCCCGGCTACACCCCTTCTCATTGATTCCACTGCGGCAGGGGATTACTTCATCCTGTCGTGCATCTGGCGTGCTCATATCCCGGTGATCGTGGATGGCAAGACGGTCATCAAGAAGGAGATCCAGCGTGAACAGATCACCTTCCCAATGCCTATAATGGACAGGGGAAAACCGTATTTCCATGCCAAGTACACTTATGCCGATCCGGATACCTACGATCAGTATGAAACCCTGATCCCTGGTAAAAAGTACGTCCGGTACTTCACGTACCAAGAAGACACTGGCACTTACCCGGAGCTGGACAATCTCTTCTCTCCTACCTTCTCAGACCTGGGGAGTTTCTACCCCTTTGCATACTTCCGTCTGGATAAAACCAGCCTGGCAGAAGATCCTGAATCAACCCAGTACAAGCACAGCAAGAAGCTCGTAGGAATACTGTCGCTGCCTTACGATCAGATCGTTGAGGCCATTGATGAGAATCCGGATATTGATGATGTAGAGAGTGCCTTGCTGATGATGGCAGTGCCTGCGGAAACCACGAACCCGGTTGAGCAGCGTTACCTGTTTGAGTTCTTCAATCGGATGTACTTGAATACCGGGGCGGTAGGGGCAGACCTGCCTACCTATACCCTGCCGTTCATCATGTCTCTTCCTGCTCAGAAAAAGCCTCCGAAGATCAGTGTGGTGATCCAAGATGCAACTTTCAAGATGGCGGTATCGGCCACGGCAATCCGTAAGTTCACCAAGGTGGGCGTCAAAGGGGCTGTGGATCAATGCTTCAGCGGTACTGGCACTGAAACTGCATACCTTGAGTACCAAGAGGTGAACCCTGAGAACACTGTTGATGTGGAACTCATCCCCTCCTCTTGGGAAGTGAAGTACCACTACTACATCAAGCAAGTCTCTGCGGCTACCTATGAGGAGGTCAGGGTGTATGACCTTCAGACCTCCTACTACGTGTGGCGAAAGTATGCTGCCTCGCAGACGAAGGACTACAAGGACAACCTGCTGATCCCCATTGATTTTTCAATCACTGACGAATTCAACATCAAGGAACGGGAGGAGCTGTGTGCACGCGGGCTGCACTACGTCATCAACTCGCTCTACATCACCGAGCTGGAATGGTACGAACAGGACTGGTTCACTACCTTCGTCATGATGGCTGCGTTCGTTTGGACGGTGATAACCCTGGGGGCTGACGGGGGTACATTTGCCCAGATCGCTTCGGCAATCGCTACGATGACTGTAGAGCAGCTGATTGTGTATCTGATTGTCCAAGTGGCGATTGCAGTGGCTACTTCTCTTGCTCTTAAACTGTTTGTTAAAGCCGTGGGAGTCAAGTTTGCGTTGATCCTTGCCGTGGTCCTTGCCGCATACAATCTGGCCCAGGGTACCTTTGGGGGAGTGGATGGTGCCCCTTGGGCAGAAGACCTGCTCACTACTGCTTCTGGATTAATCCGGGAAATAAATAGTTCTCTTGCCGAGTCCATGGAAGGGCTGCAACTTGATGCCAAAGAGTTCGGGTTAGAGGCAGAAGCCAAGAACTCTCTGTTAGAAGAAGCCCAGGACTTGCTGGAGGGGAACAACCTCCTGAGTCCTTTCGTGGTCTTTGGAGAATCCCCGTATGACTACTACCAACGGACAGTGCACTCTGGAAATATCGGGGTGCTAGGTATCGAGGCAATCAGTGCGTATGTGGACATTTCCCTAACCTTGCCCAAGCTATCTCAGACGATTTCATTCGACCAACCCATGATGACATAGGTAAACTGATACCTCGCCCATGATGACTAGGAGAAGGAAATGAAGAAGCTACTGTGTGCTGCTGTTACTGGTTTGGTGCTGGCAGGATGTGCTGCCCAACGTCCTCAGATGCCTACTGAGAAATACGCCTCATTTGCGTATGCGTGGAATGTTGTTGGGTACTGTGCATTTAAAGGGTGGATGGATGCAGATACCGCAGCACGAGGAAAGACGTATATCAATAGCACAGTAGGGGCGTATTCCTATAGTGTGGAAACTCTACGGGATACAGCTATTCGAAATGGAGATCAAGTAGGGGGTGTTACCCAGGAACAATGCCGAACTGTTGCTGTAGAGATTCACACCAGAAAACAACAGATCGCAAATCAAAATTTGCAAACTGAAATGGAGCAACGTGAGATTCAAAATGTAATAAACAATCGCCCTACCCAAACATATTGCAATAAAATTGGAAATCAGCTTTTGTGTAATTCGTACTAGCCAGTTAGAAGGGATTATTTATGGCACTTGGTGATTGGAATACCCCCAATTTTTCATTCGGGGATAGCTGGGGAAACATCCCGCAGCTAAATGGTGTTGCGGGGTATGGTATGCCTTCCCTGGACGTACCTGCTGCGAGCGGGGGCATTACCTCATTTGGTGGTCCCGCTTATTCTGCTGCTGAAAATGCTGGCGGCTTTGGTACCGCAAATACCCCCTTTTGGGACAATGACTTTTGGAAGGGTGCTTTTGGTAGCACCGACGCCCAGGGGGTAAAAACCAACGGGTGGGCAGGGTCTGCTCTTGGCTTGCTGCAAGGCGGCCTGGGTGCCTTCATGGGCATGAAGCAGTACGGCCTGGCCAAGGATGCTCTGGCGCAGAGCAAGAAGCAGTTCAACCTGAACTACGCTGCCCAGAAGCAAACCACCAATGCTGCCTTGGAAGATCGTCAGCGTGCTCGTAATGCCAGCAATCCTGGTGCGTACCAGGGTACGGATGAGTACATGGCCCAATACGGGATCAAATAATGAGCCGACCGATTACTTGGCAAAACCTTCAGCAGTCCTCGTTTGCTGATGCCTCGCGTGCTTTGACGCAGGCCCAGGGCAGCTTCACGAGTGGCCTCCAAAGTGTTCAGGATATTGTGAACAAACAAGAGACTACTGCTGAAGCCAACTGGAAGCAGACGAAGGACAACAATACCCAGGCTTTCCTGGATGAAATCAGCAAGTACCGTACCGCTGAAGAATTTCAGGCTGCGCAAAAAGCAGGCGTCTTTGATCAACTACGACAGCAGTTTGGCGTTCAAGCAGATCGTGCGGCCATTCGTGCTGCCGAGGATGGGCGGCTCCCTGTTTTACAGGACCGTACATTGAAGGCGAATCAGTATGCTGATCAGCTTCAGGAACGGGAAGCACGCCCTATTGTGGATCGGCTGAATATGATGGCTTTGTCGGAAGACAAAGATGTTCGGCGTAGTGCCAAAGAGGCATTGGGTATCTATGCCGGCAATGGCATGGTTCCCAAGGCAGCGGAGGTCGCAGGTAATATCCGGACTGCCGAGCATCAGAATGTGGCCTGGGAACAGGAGGCCAACAAGGCCAATGACGAATTGTTGACCAACAAGGCTCGGCGTGGGTTGTTGGGGGCGCAGACCAACCAGGCCAATGCGGCAGCGGAGCATTATCGGAGTGAGAGTTCCAGTTCTACCGCTACCCTCAAGGCTCAGTTGTCTGCCTCGAAAGCCGAGAAAGCAGCAGCCGAGTTGCTGATCAAGAACAGTCCAATGGATGCAGGCCACATGGGCACCCATGCCGGTCAAAAGGTCTTCTACGATGAACTCAACAAAATGGGCCTGGATTCCACTCAAGTAAGGGATATTGGCAACGTCATTTCGACGAAATACGCCAACGGTATCGTGATTGGTAAATACGACCACGATGATCCCGCTGGCAAATTCAAGAAGGGCGAAGATGTTCGCGTGGGTGTTCCGGTATCTACCCTTTTGGCTGCAGTTCGTGGGTCGAATGAGAAGGAGCGTTTCCGAAACTTCTTCGGTAGTAGCAGCCAGGGTGATCGTGTCGCCTCAAAGCTGGAGGAGCTTCTTGCTACTCCTACCCACATCGATTCGATGCAAGAAGCACTACAGGCTCAGGGGATTCAATACCGTCCTTTGTCTGGTAAAGGGGGGGATGTTTCTGTTAGTGCAAAAACCTCAATTCGTTCAGCCATCCCGAATCCTTCTGATGATATGGAGTCGGGGGCTGCTTTGGTGAATCAAGCTGCCCAGGCTCGTCTGGAGAAAGCCAAAAGTATGATGACTCCAGAGGAAATTGAATTAGCCAAAACGGGTAAACTCCCATTTCGGATTAAGCGATTTTTGGAGGAAGCCAATCAAAGATAGTTTCTCTTTGATTTAAATAAGGCGGGGGTTTCCCGCCTTTTTTATTTAGAATATCGGTCATTACTAAATACAGTGAGAAACTGAATATGGCCGAGTTTGATATGGACGCCTATTTGCGTCGTCGTCCTTTTAATCCTAATAGCACTGACAGGCTTCAAGGATTGGAAGAAGCCTCGCAAGCCAAGATCAAAGCACTGACTCAATATAGTCAGGAACGGCAAGCACAAAATCTGGCGAATAAAGATTCTTGGTCGAATAAGGTTGGTATTGATTCCAACTCCTTCGAAGGGAAGGCAATTAATCTTGCAGCTTCCCTGGTTTCAGGTGCTTCACGCGATCTTGGCAATGTCGTAGCTCTAACCCCCAATGCGCTGGCTTATGGGGATGAAGCGATGCTATCTCAAGCGCATTTTGACGCGGGTACTCGACTCTCTCAGGGTGTGGCCACACCTGAAGATATGACCTTGCTGAATAGCAAGCTGGCTCCTGTGAGCCAACGGGATCATCCCCTTGTCAGAGAACAGGCACAGCGAATGGCTGATGCCAATCCGGATGCCCCTACGGTACTTGATGTGCTCACTCGTACTGGGGCACTTCGCGCAGGTGCCAAAGCTGTTGTGGAGAAGTTCGACAACAAGCAAATTGTTCACCAAGGCAATCGGGAAAAGCTCACCACAGCACTTACTGATGGTTTTACTCCTGCGTGGGATCAAACCAAGGATGGGTGGGAATCCCTCAAAAAGGGGGAAGACGGTAAAGGGCTTTCGGATATCGTCCAAGGATTAGGCTCCTTGCTGTACACAGCGGGGGAAGCAGCGATCAACCATCCCAGTGCCTCTGCCGAATATGTTTTTGAAAACCTTCCCCAACTCGCAGTCGGCCTGTTAGGTAAAGCAGGTAAGGCAACCATGTCCGCATCCAATGCGGGGTATGGAGCCGACCTATACCGTCAAGGTATCGCCAACTACCAAAAAGAAAATGATGGGGCATTCCCCCCGGAAGATGTCCGCCAGAAAATGGCAGCGAATGCAGCTGGTGCCGTTCTCATGGAACAAGCAGGGGATGTTGTTGGCCTTGGCTTGATGAAAGCTGGAGGCAAAGCAGGGACCGATGCTGTTCGTACTGGTTTCAAAGAATCGTTGAAGAACACTACCAGAGCAACTATGGGGGGTGTTGCTTCGGAATCAGTTACAGAAGGAGTACAGACACATCTGGAAGGTGAGGCCACCCTCAAAGCTGCTTCGGCCAAAGACATCTATGTGGGTGCCACGATTGGTGGTATTGCCGGGGGTGGCTTGTCTGGGGGAGGTCGTGCAGTAGCCGAACTGGTAGGGGCAACTCCCGAGAAGGCTGCCAAGCGTGCTGAAGATCAGGCAGCTACGGAAACCTTCATCGAGCACGCCAAGACCAACAACGCTGATTTCTACCTGGATGAAAAGAGCAAGGACTACAACCCACCCAAGGGGGTGGCTGTTCTGTTCGCCAACAGCCAGGCTGCCGATACCACGCCTGAAACCAAGCAGCAGAATGTCGAGCGAGCACACGACATCATTGCTGGCCTGGAATCCAAGCGTCAGGATCTCCAGAACCAACTGGATCAGATGACCCCAGAGGGCATCCAGGCACGGATCGATGGGTACAAGGAACGCCTTGATACGGCTCCCCCTGAACTAGCTTCCCGTATCCAAGATACGGTAAACAATCTCCAGGAAGGACTGACCAATTTCGACCCCAAGAGTATTGATCAGAAGGAAGTTAAGTCCCTCAAGACGCAGCTAGCTTCTCTGGATCGTCAAATTGGTGAATCCACCAAGCTGCGGGATGAGATGGCAGTACTCAACGCCCCCAAGGAAGCGGATATCGAGGCTGCGGTAGAGACTGCCGATAAGGTAGTGGATACTTCCACTCCTGAGATTGATGGCGCTGCCAAGGGTGCTGTGGCTCATGTGGTGAGCCTCGCCATGTCTCATCCGGACAGTTTCTCCGATGATCACCTGAACCGTCTGGTTTCAAACCAGAGCAATGGCCTGAGCGCCCAACAGCGTACCTATCTGCGTAGCGTGTCGGAATCGCGCATTGCCGACAATGCCATGAAGACTCTTGGCATTGTCGAGAATGAAGTGATGAAGGGTGATCCTTCCAAGAACCAGCTGGGCATTGCTGATTACAAGCAACGCATGGATGCTGCCGTCAAATCCCGTGACGAGGAAAAGGCAGCGACTGCCCTGCACATGCTGAGCAAGTTTGCCGATGCTCATCAGCAAAAGCTCGATACCTTCCTCCCCTTGTTCAACAAGGTGGGTAAGCGTGGATCGTTCAACGTGGTTCCGACCAAGCAGGGGTGGCAACTGGCTCCCACTCAGGATGTATCGCTGGCTGGACAACAAGCCAATCGCAAGCTAGGTGGTTTGACCATCAGTGCGAAGTCCAGCAAGCTCATTGGCAATCTGCGGGCAGAGTCGGGTGCGTTGAACGCATCGCGTGCTCAACTGAAGGCTGTCTATGATTTGCGATTCACGCCGCAGAAGCAGCAGACTCCGGTGCCTCCGGTCGCGCAGACTACATTGAATCAGTCTGGTTCATCTGAAGCAGTTAACTCAGTTAACCCTAGTACAGCGCAGGCAGCGCCTGAGCAGACTGCAGTTGAACCAGTTGTTATCGAGTCCAATACAGCTTCAAACCAGTTTAATGTAGACAGTACCGTAGACTCGCAAGCACCGTCAACGAAGGCCAGGAAGCCGCGTCAGCGTATTGAACCCAAGGATTACCAGAACATTGTTGGTGCCCTCCTCCAGGTCACCGGAGGTGAGGGCATCTCGTCCAAAGTTGCACGGGATCTGCTTGGTGACAAGACCAAGGAGTTGAAGAGTATTCGTCCTGCTGTACGGGCAAATGGTTGGCAAGATGTAGGCCAGTTGATCGAGTATCTCCGTGAAGCGGGATACACCCAACTGAATACCGAAGCGGATCTGGTAGCGATGCTACAAGATCACATGAATGGTATTCCGGGGCGTACTGCTGCCCAGGTTGAGGAAGAGGCTGCGCTATCCGAAGAACGTAAAGCCAAGGAGGAAGAGAGATCCTTCCGCAAGGCTGTGAATCAGGAAGCCAAGGAAAAGGGAATCAAGACTGCACGCGGTAAACGCACTATTGAACAGGTGCTCGCGGATTTGCAGCATTGGGAAGAACAACGTAGTGCCATGGAAGCGGCAGAAGAACGTGAAGCCATCCTGGCAGAGGCTGCTTTTGCAGAAGCCGTTGCAGCGGGCCTTACTGAAGCAGAAGCCATGCAACAGCTGGCAGATATTGTGGGATACACCCAGGAGGAAATTGAAAATGCCGACCATACCGAGTCTCGAAAAACTGAAGAAGTCTCTACTCAAGTTTCCCAAGGGGAAGCGCAAGCAGATCGTGGAGGCCGGGAGGATGATCGCCAAGCTGAAGCGGGAGAAAATGCAGATCGAGAGTCTGGAAAGCTCTCCGTCTTCCAAGAAGTAGCCGATACCGCTGGTAAGAAGTTCAGTGAAGTATTCAAGAGCATCAACCTGATTGCCCACAATCTGGTGCAGAAGGCAGGCAAAGAGGGGAGCACTCAACGCCCCCTGGTTGCTGCCAGGGATTTCCTGTCTGGTTGGCTGGATGGCTCTATTGACGATAAGGCGCTGGCTACCTTCATCGGTGCCGAGCCTATTGGTGTGCAGCAAACCTTCCTGAATCACTTCAAAGTAACTGCCAAGCAGTGGCTTCCGGTGATCACGAAGAACCTGGTTCAAGGTCAGGTGGTTGTTGGTAAGGAATACAAGAAGGCCATCAAGAATGCCAATCAGATCCGTGATCCCAAGGCACGGAAGGATGAACTGGCTCGTATTGAAAAGGATTTTGAAGGCAAGAAGCCGGGGCAGATTCAGTTCAATCCTGATCTGAAATACACCAATCCGATTCAGTACCTGATCAGCCTGGATGAAAACGACAAGGCCAACACGGAAGAGAACATCAAGACTGCGATTGCAGCTGCTGCATTCATGTACGTGGCCGAGAATGCCAAGGCTCCTCAGATGTCTTCCCCTGAAAGCGTAAAGGCCATGTTTGGCCTGGGCGAGTACGACACCATTGGAGACAAGCTACTCAATACAGTAGCTCCGTTGGGTAATCCAGAAAAGACGGTGATCATCTCCATGGGTCAGCGTGTCACCCAAGCTCTTGGCTTGGCTGCCAAGAACGAAGCCACTCAGGATTTCCTGGCTCGTCTGGAAGCTGACTTGGGTGCCCATGTGATGAAGCTCCTGGTGGATCAAAAGGTCATGCAGCGCACGGTGGTGCCACGTACCGTGATTTCTGATGGCTTGAAACATCTGGAGAAGCACGATGCCTCCAAGCAGGGCAGCATGGCTTTCCTGCGTATGGTGCGCAGTCCTGGGAAGAAGCTGAAGGATCGCAAGCTGAACCCGGTTGCTGAAGCAATCTCGTCCAATGCAGTGGGTACAAAAGGCATTCTAGGCAAACTGTTTGGTGTGGAAGCACAGGTCAAGGAACCTTCCTGGGAACCGATCAAGGTCAGTCAAACCACAACCGCCAACACTGATCAGGCGATCCCCGATGAACTGAAGAAGATCGTGGTCCACGAAAACAGTGTGGCCAACTACGTCCGTGAGGATGTCTGGACCCTGCTGCAAGGATTGGGGGAAGAAGCCTTCCTGGAAATGGCAGGCTACATCGAGATCGATGAATCCGCGATGCACAAGTTCTCGATCCAGTCGGTAGAGGTTAGCAACGAAGCCTTGATACGTGAGCTGTCTGCTGCAGTGTCGTACTTCAGCAGCCTGGAGAACTCCGTGGACGAGGGGGGCAGCCCTCTGAAGCTGAAGCAGCCCCTGTACCTGGCTCACTCGATCTGGAAGCAACAACGGGTGGGTATCGATGGGGTGATCAATCCGCAGTCCAGTAAGATCCATCGTTGGATGCTGACCCGTAAGGACTGGAAGACCGATGTATCCAGCACGGATCTGGATAGCTTCATGCTGCGTGTTGCTGAAGGTCTTGGTGTCAAGACGGACAAGCAGGACAACTCGCGTTCCCTGACTGCAGCCAAGGAGCTGTTCAACACGGAATCCAAGGATTCCAATACCCAGAAGCGCGCAGTCATCCTGCAAGCTGCTGTGGATGCCTTGATCGCTTCCCGTCAACCGGGTGCCGAGATGTCTGCTGCCCAACAGAAAGCCATCGTGGTAGGCGTAAAGGCAGGGGGCGAGAAGATGCACTCCATGGATGCCTTGATTGCCATGGCCAATTATCAGGAAGCAAAGACCAATAGCGAAGGTAAATCGTTCACCTTTGAAGTCCAGATGATGGGTGAGGTGGATGGTGTTACCAATGGGCCGATGCTGTCGCATCTGGCCTTGGGTGCAGCCGCTGATGCTACGACCCTCTTGAATCGCCTTAATAAAGGGGGGTTCTTCCAGGAAGGTTCTGGCTTTCAGAACTACAACGTGTGGCGTGGTACGGGCACCAATACCGACCTGTATGAATCCACGATCAGTGCCGTGATTGCCAATATCACCAAGCAAACCGACAAGATGGCTACCTTTGCCTGGATCGAAAAGATCACGGGTACCTTGTACAACAAGGATACCCAGAAGGTGGAAAAGGCAGGGCGCAACATCATCAAGAAGCCATTGACTGCAATGCTCTTTGGCTCGTCGGTCAAAGGGGCCGTGGCTTCGATGTTCCGTGAATTTATCGACACCTCGTATGCTGGATTCGAGAAGATCGCCAAGATGGAGGAGAAGAACCCAGGGGATCGACAGAAGGAGCTGAACGCCTATGCGGATAACCTGAATGACTTGCTTCAGGAAGCGGAAATCCTGACTGAACCCATTCCTTACAACAGTGTGGAAGAGTTCCTGGCGAATTTTGAATTCTCCGAGAGCCAGGAAAAGGCACTGGAAGAGGTGTTCAACAAGAACCTGGGTGAAGCGGTCAAGAAAACCATGAAAAGAGAATTCAGTGCTTTCCTGGATATCCGAGACACCATCAACACCACGGCTAATGCCACCTTCAGCTTGTATGACGCAGCCTATCAAGGCATTCGTCAAAACGTCATCAAGGAGTTGATTGCTTCCGGAGCCATTAAAGCTGGTTCCAAGAAGATCGATGGGAAGATGGTGGAAAACGCAGGGGATGCCCTCCACGACTTGACTGCTGACCAAGAAAAGTTGATCGAGGATCGAATTGCCAAGCTAAACCCTGAAGTACTAACCTACATGGCCAAGCTGTCCCAGAACAGTGAAGGCGCAGGTCTGCATATTTCCAAGTCGTCCCGGAAACTCTCTCAGGAAGGGATGTATCAGAACACCTCCCGTTTCGGGACTGCCCTGCCGGATACCGTGGATGAAAAGGGGAACACAACAGCAGGTGGATTCCAGTTGGCCAACGCAGCCTATCAGCGCATTAGGGAAATGCCAGGTGTAGCGATGGTACCGATGATGATCCACTCGCTGGACAGTGCTATTTCGCACATGGCTTTGATGGGTCGCCAGGTACTCAACGTCCATGACGCGCATGGCACTGGTTTGAAGGGATTCATTGAAACTGCCCATGCCTTGAACAAGGCCACCTGGAAGGCAGTGTTGCATTACTCCCCGGCTGCCGAGATGCGGGATGCTTTCAAGAATACGCTGATGGGGATGGATACCCTGCTGCAGTCCAAGGAGAACACCGAAGCGGTGATCCAGGAACTTCGCAACCGTCTGACGAAGATGGCGAATGACCAAGCTGAAGGGATTGATGGGGAAAAAGTGCCGATGCCCTTGCATCAGGTGCTGATTTCTGTGGCTGGGGATATGTACAACACCTCCTACAAGTCGGACAAGACCAAGTACGAAACCATGGCCCAGTTGCAGTACGTGGATCAGTACGCTCTGGAAGGTGGTCAATACGAAGTAACCGATGCTGATCGGGCCGAAGCTCAAGCATTGCTGGGTGGAATGGGCAAGAACACCGTTCCCCACAGTGTCTGGAACGCCATTGATCGGATCAATGAAGTGGTCCTGGGGGTTAAGACCAACACGGCCAATTCCCCGTATGGTGAGCTGGGTAAGTCCAGTGTTGATTCTGATATGGATCTCGTCCATGTCTTCGAAGATCAGCCTTTGCAGAAGCCTGGTGACGTTGCCAAGCTGATCATGGGCAAACTGAGCCGTGCAAACCAAGTGGTGCTGCGTAAGGCCATGAAGTTGGTGGGCGATGGCTTCCCTATCCAGATGATCTCTTCCCGTACCCAGGATGGTGCGATGGGCAAGCAGTTCAACGCCCGGGGATGGTTCGCATATAACGGGGAGAAGCACGCAGTCTACGTGCTCAGCCCGGAATTCAAAGCCTCTGGCTTGACCCCGGATCTGCTTGTGCACGAACTGCTCCACGCTGCCCTGGCCAAGACGATCAATCATCCGAATACCAAGGAAGCCAAGGAGCTGGTGAAGTCACTGGAATCCCTGGTCGGTAAGGTGCAAGAACACCTCGATGCCAATCCGGAGCTGAAGGCCAAGTACGGCTTCAAGCTCGATGTGCATGAGCTGGTTTCCTGGGGCATGTCGGATGCTGGATTCCAGCAGGATGTGTTGGCTCAGGTGCCGATGACCAAGGCCAAGGTGACCCACAAGGCTATGTCGGTGATGATGGCATTCATCAAGGCTGTTTCCAAGTTCATTGGTTTGCCCATGACAGTCAAGAATGCTGAAGGGCAACTGGTAGATAACGGCCTGGCTTCCCTGATTCAGGATGTCGCTGGACTGTTCGAACAGGCCCAGAATCCGGAGAACGGAAAAGCAGCGGAAGCGCAGTCCTTTGCCATGGAAGCCATTCAGAATCTGTCTACCGTTGAGGTGTATGAGGCACTGGATGACCAGACGATCTCCCT